AGCGGCCCGTCGCTGAGTTTTCTCTCTTCAGGCGGGTGATTTATCATTGCCAGCGAATGAGGGGCTGTATTACCTTTATAAAGGCTTTACAGCCTCTGTTTTATAACTGCCTCCGGTTCACCACATTGCTTTCCCTGTCCTTCTCCCCTGATGTTTTCTAAAGCAGATTAAAATCGCCGGGCCCGCATTTCTCACAAACTGTCTCCGACAACATAACGCGGGACAGCAAAATGTCAGCCATTCACATTTTTAAAGCCGGTACTCATACCGATATGCACGGCAAAAAACTGCCGTTCACGCCAGACGATCTTGCCGCCTGCGTGAAAGCCTATGACCCGTCCGTCCATGAAGCACCACTCGTGATTGGTCATCCCAGAACGGAAGACCCGGCGTGGGGCTGGGTGAAAGCCCTGTCGCTCAGCGGCGTCGATCTGATGGCAGAGCCTGCCCAGCTGGACCCGCAGTTTGCTGAGATGGTCACCGACGGACGATTCAAAAAAGTGTCTGCCTCTTTCTACCTCCCGGATTCACCGTCCAATCCGAAGCCCGGCGTGCTCTACCTGCGCCATGTGGGCTTTCTCGGGGCACAGCCACCTTCCGTCAAAGGGCTGAAACAGGTGTCCTTCAGTGAGCAGGAAGAAGGTGTGGTGGAGTTCGCCGACTGGCAGGCCATCACGAATGCCTCACTGTGGGGAAAGCTGCGCGATGTTCTGATCGCCCGCTTCAGTCTGGACGAAGCAGAAAAAGTTCTGCCGGAATGGCAGCTCAACAGTCTGCGCGAAGAGGCGTACCGCGACACACCGTCGCAGGATGCAGCAGGTGCGCAATTCAGTGAGACAGGCCAGGTGCCGTCTTCCGCAAGTAACGAGGAATCATCGATGACAAAAGAAGAGATTGAAGCCCTTCAGGCGGAGAACCGCCGCCTGAAGCAGCAGGCTGCTGATCGCGATGCGCGTGATGCACAGGTCAGACAGGAGCAACTGCATAAGGACAATGTGGCCTTTGCAGAAAAACTGGTCGCAGAGGGCCGTCTGGCTCCCCGCGCCTCCTCCGTGGTGGTTGCCCTGCTGGATGCCGTCGCCGGTGGCAACAAGCCGGTGGAGTTTGCTGAGGGGGAAAGCCGCACACCGCTGGCCACCGCCTTCCGTTCGCTGCTCTCCGACGGGGAGCCGGTGATGAACTTCGCCGAACAGGCCACGAAGGAGCGTGTCGGCGACACGGTGAAAGTGGATGTGACGGAGTTTGCAGAAGCCGACCCTGACCGTCTGGCACTGCACCAGAAGGCTGTGGAACTGTCGAAAAAAGAAGGCATCAGCTATGAGGCTGCTGTCACACGCTGCCTGTAAGGAGAAAGCATGTCTGATTACTTAAAAAGTAAACGCGTTGTTGATCCTGTTATGACCAGCATCGCGCGTGGCTACAGGAATGCAGCCTTCATCGGAGAACATATATTTCCGGTTGTGTATACGGACAGAGAAGCGGTAACGGTCCCCGTTTTCGGGAGATCAGCGTTTGTGGAAGTTGATACCGTCCGTGCTGTGGGGGCAGACAGTAATGTTCTGATCAGGGAAAAGAGCAGTACGCTGGATCTGGTGTTGCATGAGCACGATCTTGCTGCACCTGTGGACTACCGTGAACAGACGGAGTCAATGTTCAACGAAGAGGCCAAGGCAATCCGGCGGGTGACAAATGGCATTCATCTTCGCCGTGAGCTTATTGCTGCCCGTCTTGCGCAGGACAAAAAAGTGTACCCGGCATCTTCGGTAAAGACGATGACGTCTGTTGAACGCTGGGAAGGAGGCCATGGTGATCCTGTTGAGGTCATTGAGGGAGGCATTGAAGCTGTGCGAAGTAAGATCGGGGTCAGACCCAATCTGATGGTCATGGGAGCCAGTGTGATGCCCCTGCTGAGATATCATCCAGCCATCACCACTGCTCTGGGACTTAATGAGAGAAAACGGATCACCCCGCAAATCCTCAGGGAGCTTTTTGGTCTGGACAAGGTCATTGTGGGTGAGCCTGTTTCCATGGCATCCATGACTGATGCAGGCAACCGGAACAAATATCCGGTGGACATCTGGGGAGATAATCTCATGCTCTTCTATGTCACTCCACCGCGAGAAGGTGCCGAAAGTGCCGACGAAAATGAACCATCGTTCGGGTATACCCTGCGACGTAAGGGGATGCCGGTGGCAGATAAATACGATGGAGTGGGCGGAAAGGTGAAGTACTGCCGTTATACCGACATCTATAAGGTGGCGGTCGTGGGCGGGGATGCCGGTTATCTCGTTACAAATATAGTGAAGTAAGGAGAAGTCTATGACTACACAGCAGGTCACTCTGACCATGACAGTCACAGCCAGTACTGCACTTACTCAGCAGAGGTTTGTGGGAGCAGATAACGGCGCATGTAAGCAGGGTGCCGTTGCCGTCGGTGTCGCCCAGGTGGATGCCCGTGCAGGTGATCTGACCCCGGTGAGTGTGACTGGGATCCTTGCAGTTGAAACGGGAGCGGCAGTTTCCAGAGGGGCACTGGTACAGTCTGATGCCAAATCAAGGGCTGTTCCTCAGGCTGACAGTGGTAAATCCTGTGGCATTGCACTGGATGAGGCAAAGGCCGAAGGCGACATCATCCGTATCCTGCGCGGGGTGTGAGATGTACTGCACCCTGGAGGATTTGCTTGCGCAGGTGCCGGAACGAACGCTGATCGAGCTCACCAGTGAAGATATGGACTTCGACTCGCCTGCAACAGTGAATACCCGTGTGGTGGACAGCTGTATCCGCTATGCCGACGAGCTGATTGATGCCCATCTGCGCGGACGCTATATCCTGCCGCTGGCGGAGATACCGACCGTTCTGCGGGACATTGCCATCACGCTGGTCCGTTACCGGCTCTACGCCCGCCGCCCGGAAGGTGACCTCCCGGATACGGTGAAGGATGACCACAAAGAAGCGCTGCGGCAACTCAGGGAGTTACGTGATAACAGGCTCACGCTGGGGCTGCCGTCCACTCAGAAAGATGTGCCTGAACCAGGAGAGTTTCGTGTACGCAGTCGCCCGGCCACTTTCGGCGGTCGTGACGGTTTACTGGAGAAATACTGATGAACGTTCTGCCCGTCCTTGATGCGGTACTGGCCCGGTTACGCGAGAAGCTGCCGCAACTGCAGGTGGAGTACTTCCCGGAGAAACCGGCTGAATATCGCCTGAACCATCCGGTTGGCGCGTTGCTGCTGAGCTATGCCGGTTCGCGCTTTGACAGGCCGGATGATACCGGTGCGGTGATCCAGCCTCAGACTATCCAGCTCTGCGTCACGGTGGTCTTCCGCCAGCTCAACGGTAAAAAAGGGGCGATTAATGTCCTGGATGCTGTCCGCCGCATTCTCGGTGGCTACACCCCGCCCGGCTGCCGCCGTCGTATCTGGCTGACCCGCGAGGTGTTTATCGGTGAAGTCAGGGGGCTGTGGCAATACGCCCTCGACTTCGCGACTGAAAGCGTCTTTATCGAAGACAGCGATTTACCGTCCGGCCCGCTGTTAACCGAAGTGAACTATGAGGAAAGCGAGTGATGAAAGCATACCGCTATTCCGGCCCGGCCAGCGGCGTCACGCTGTCGGACGGAACCGAAATCCTGCTCTGGCCGGGGAAGACTGTTTCCCTGCCGGAGGAGCATGACTATGTGAAGGTACTGGTGGCACTGAAGCACCTGACGCCGGTACCAGAAGAGACTAAACCCGCCGGCGCACCGGCTGTGCAGTCACCAAAGCGCAGAAGCAGCAGTGACAGCGAAGTGAAAACGGAGGACTCCCATGGCAGCTAACTATCTGCATGGCGTCGAAACCATTGAGGTGGAAAACGGAGCCCGCCCGGTTAAAACGGTGAAATCTGCCGTTATTGGCCTGATTGGTACCGCCCCGATGGGGGACGTCAATACGCTGGTACAGTGCCTGTCTGAGAAAGACGCAGCGGCATTTGGCAGCCAGTTCACCGGCTTTACCATTCCGCAGGCGCTGGATGCGATTTATGACCATGGTGCAGGCACCGTTCTGGTCATTAACGTCCTCGACCCGGCGAAACATAAAACGGCGATCCAGGGTGAAGTGGTTACCTTTGACAAATCGACAGGGCAGGCCAGACTGGCGCATCCGGTTGTCGCTAATGTGGTGGTGAAAAACAGTGAAGGCAGCACCACCCACACGGCGAACACGGACTACCGTGTTGATGCGCAGACGGGTGTGCTCACGAACCTGGGCAAGGCTATTGAGGCCAGTGGCAGCGTGAAGGTGAGCTATGAGTACGCGGACCCGTCGAAGGTGACTGCGGCGGACATCATCGGCGGGGTGAACAGCGCCGGAAACCGAACCGGCATGAAGCTGCTTAACGACAGCTTCAACCTGTACGGCTATTTTGCCAAAATTCTGATTGCGCCGGTGTTCTGCACCCAGAAGAGTGT